GATGTTCAGTGACGATGTGTTCATCGCAGGAGCGTAATCAAGAACGCCAGCCATTTGAAGTGCCGAAGCAACGTCAGACGAGCAGATGATTACGTTACCCTTACCGCGACGTGTCTGCTTAGCAATCTGGTTGCATTCGCGTTCGATCTGGAACAGAAGACCCTTAAACTTTTCAACTGACCAACGACCGTTTGAATCGGTATCAAGGTCGAAGATACCAGCAGTTGTGGTTCCTTCAGATGCACCCTTTTCAGCAGTGATGATGATCGAGCGAACAACTTCGCGGTTGATTTCCGCAAGGATTTCACCTGAAAGGATGTTCGAAAGTTCTGATTCTGCGTCGAGACCATGAATCGCTTTCAGATCTTGTGCGAGTTCAAGTGTGTATTCAGCCTTCAGAGCACGTGTCTTTGCAGATACGGTAACCTTCTCGATTGAGAAGCCCATTTCCGGGAAGATGAAAGTGCTGTTCGCGCCGAGCAATTCAGCCGAACCAACAAGAAGACCCATTGTGTAGTTATACACTGAGTTACCTGCGTTGTTCGATGAATCAGGAGCTGTACCAACTGTGTTAGCACCAACTGCAGTTGTTGAACCAGCACCAGTGTTAGCAGCTGTAAGACCAGCGCCAAGACGCGAAGCGTGACCTGTGTTGGCTTCGTTGTAGAAAGCTTCGCCAGCAGTTGAATCTGTCGAGTTTGCGTATTGTGAACGCATTGCGAAGATAAGACCTGTTGGACCGTTCATTGGCTGAACGCCGCAAACGTCATAAGCAATCAGGTTTGGCATCGAACGACGTACGAGCGAAATCAGTACTGGATCGAAGTTTGCAACCTGGCCGCTGCCTACGGAGTTGACGTGACCGTCGCCTTCGCCAAGCATTTGCTGCCCGCCACCAGCTTCGCGAAGCGCGCGCTCTGTGTTCTCAAGCACTGTCGCTGTGACAAGGCGCTTATGTGAATCTGTAATTTCTGGAAGATCCGAGTGCTCGAGCACTGGCTTCCACTTGTTGTTTAGTTCCTCAGCTAACATTGTATTCTCCCTTTATCCTTAGGATTTGTTTATTATTTATAAAATTAAAACTTTTTGGTTCTTGAAATCGCGCTGACATAGTTTGCCATTTCACCAACTGCTACGGGTTTAGTATCTTCGCGAAGGCCTTCTGTCGCTTCTTCTGTGATAACGCCAGAGTTAATTTCTTTCTTCTCAGAGAAGTACTTGCCCTTTAGAATGTTGAGTTTCTTTACATAAGACTCAGAATCTGTGAACTCGATACCTTCTGCAAGAGTGCGAAGCTTTTCTACTTGTGTAGCAGCAAGACCTTCGGTCACTTCGTCGAATGTGGCTTCCATTGTCGCTTCATCGATGACTGACTGTAGTTCTAGTTGCTTGTTTACAGACTCGTCGAACTTTGTTTCAAGTTCTTCGATCTGTGCCTTCAATTCGCCGACTACATCAAGCTTCTCTTCAGGCACTGTGATGTATGATTCTGCAAACAGATTGTAAAGACCTTCCATGAAGTTCTCTGCAATATCGGCGCGTAATGTGGATTCGACAGCAAGCTTGTTGTCTTCCATCCACGATTCTACTACATAATCGAGATACTGATCGATTTTTGTAGTGATCTCTTCTTTGATTTCTTCTACTTCTTCGGCGAGAAGACCTTCGTAAGCTTCTTCAAGACGAGCTTCTTCGAGTGAAACGCGAGCTGAAACAGCGGCTTCAAAGATCGTAGAAAACTTTTCTTTTGCTTCTTCAGTAAGATCTTCGCCATCAAATACTTCGTTGATGTCTTCCTTTACTGCATTCAGCGTAGGCATCGGCATTTTGCCCATACCAGGAGCTCCACCAGGAGCAGTCGCTGAAGGAACACCATCAGCACTATATTGCTTGATTGAATCGTTAAAGAAGTGCGAAAGATCTTCGCCCTTCAATTGTGCAAGAAGCGAACTAAAAGTAGCTAACATCTCTGCGCGTGTTGGATTCGGCTTCAATGTTTCCGAACCAGCAGATTCATCGATACCGTCTTGAACGATTTCACTCGTATCTTTATTTGACATTTTTGACTCCTTGTAGATTTTATTTATTTATTCTAAGTTAGATTTTAGAAATTTTATTGAGGAAGTTCTCAAAAATTTCAAACTTTTTAGCATCGAGCTGTTTCGAAAAAGATGCGCCTTCAATATTTTGCACAGTTTGCTCTAACATCTTCTGTGCATTTTTCTTTGCAACTAACAGATCATCTTGCCAAACCCATTCTACGCCTTCCATAATGCCATTTACAAATGCATCTGGAGCAGATGGATCGGCTACGATATCTGCAGCTGTGGCCAAATAGAAATCGTCTTGAACTTCGTTGATACCTTCTTTATTTAGCTTCAACGAACCCATACCTCTGGATGAAACACCGAGCTTTACGCCTTCTCCAATAAGACCTTTGGCGATGTTACCCATTGGAGTATCCATCAACTTAGCGCGACCTACGAAATTGGTGCCTTCTCTCTTTAAAGAAGTGATCATATGAGATACACGATCGAGGTTAATCGACGGACCATCAGGATGACCTAATTCGCCAAGAGCTCTGCCTTTCTGAATGTAAGACTCGTCGTAACGATTGACTTCTTTTTCAAGAGTTTCGACAGGATACATACGACCGTTGCGGTTCTTAATGCCTCCTTGCAAGAAGATACCTTCAATGTATACGTTCTTCTTCCCGTCTTCACGAGCTTCTGTGATACATTTGAGATCTTCAACAACTTCTGTGATTAGCTTCATGTTCTTACCTTATCCGAGATATTCTGTTGGAAGAGTACCAGCTTTTTGTACTTCAAGTAAGACGTAGCCATTCGCAGTACCTACGAACTCGATAGTAAGATTGGCAGTTTGACCGACAGTGAGAGCCATACCTGAACCGGCATAGTCAACATATCCAGCAGCAGCGAACACAGCAACTGGTGTTGTGCCACGCTTAATAATAGCAGTACCGTTCACATCAAGTCCCCAAAATACTTGAGTAATATAAGCGCCAGTAAGTACTTCGTTACCGAGTGCAAGACATGTAGCAGTTGCATCTACGTTAGTTGTGATACTATTGCCTGCCACTTTAATCGTGGTGTTGGCAGCAGAGACGTGAATAACAGCTGATGTATTTTTCTTATTTGATGTAATCGTAACGGCCATTATTCACCTCTGTAACTGATTGAGAAGTCTAACATTTGCTCGATGCCGTCTGCGGTGTCGCAGACTTGCATAAATGCATATTGGTTATCTTCGTTGAGTTTTTCAAAGACCGATATCATCGTTCTTTGATGTGTTTCTGCAAGATCAGCGAGCTTAATAAGCAGACGCTCTTCTTTATTGAGTGGTTTGCCATCGCGTGCTGAAAGTTTAGCAGCGATCGCCATGACTTGGCGTTTCTTCTGTGACTTACCCATAAACTGAGGAGCATCAGACTTTTGGAAATCCTTGATTACGGTTCCCATCGAAGCTTTCTTCATGTCGAGCTTTTCTTTGACTTGTTCGACTTCTTCAAACTTTGGACGATTCTTATTCATCTCGGTTGAAGCAACCTTGACTTTGTTTGTGCCTAATAGTTTGCGCTTGGCCATCTGGTTGCCAGCATCTCTATTTCTATCTGATCCAGATTTACGCTCATATGAACCCAAAGTAGCGTTAGACAGTTCGTCTAGTCCTTCGGCTTCTTCATTAGTAGAAGGAACACGAGCTGGTTTAACACCGTTCACAGAACCTCCCCAATTCTTACGTCCAGCAAGCTCGCGTCCCTTCGATCGATCCTTACCGCCTTCATTATCAGCAATTGACTTTGCCTTCATTGAGTAGCGCTGTACAGTACCACGCGAAAGTTCGTCTAGTCCTTCGGCTTCTTCTTTAGTCAGACGATCAATAGCTTTACTGATACCTTGTTGTCTATTAAAGTCTTTATTATCTAAACGATTAGAAACCTTCTTCAACTGTTTTCTTGATTTGTCTAAGTTATCGGTGTCACTAACATAACGCATAGCGGCACTAACACCTGTCATTGCATCATCTACACTTTTTTGTTTACTAGCAATGTGTGTTCTGTTTACACCTGCCTTCTTGACGTATGAACCCAGAGTCTTCTTTGAAAGCTCATCAATCTGCTCGGCTTCTTCTTTGGCTAGCAGACTTTTTTTCTGCATTTCTTGTCTTTTCTTAGCCATGTGTAATTTAAATTTTAAAGCAGGATCATCAGCTTCTTCAGTCTTCAAGCTTTCGCCGCGCTTTACAAGTTGCTTACCAGACATGTTTGCACCGGCTGATCTCTTACGAAGAGTCTTAGTATTCTTTTGATCCTTTGACCAGTCCCCACCACCTATCTTCATCCTATCGACGATAGCATTGCCTTGAGCACGAGCTTTTGTTCTATAGCTCTTAAGAGTTGCTGTATCTAGCTCTTCAAGTTCTTCTATTGCTTCTGCAACTTTTTTCTTCTTACGAAGAAGGTGGAAGTCATGAGCATCGACCTTGCCATTCTTGTTGGCATCGATCTTGTGCTGAGCACCTTTCAGTGCTTCGTATACTTCTTCGTCTTCGCCAGGATTGTAACCCTTACGGTGCTTTGGACGATCGGCCATCTTGACCTTCGAACCCTTAAAGAGTTCATCGTCATTGCCGTTGCGATCAGCAGTCTTCGCAACTACATGTTTGTCGATGAACTTCTGTTCGTCAGGATTTTTGACGACCATCGGCCCAAGCTGTCTTTCATTTAAGAAATCTTTAAGCGTCTTCGCCATCGTCATCTTCCTCTGTGTCTAAGTCTTCTAGGTCAAGATCTTCTAGATCGAGATCTTCTATATCAAATTCTTCGTCTTCGAACTCATCTTCGAACTCTTCGTCATCGATATCAAAATCCAAATCATCTTCGTTTGCGAAATTGTCATCGTCTTCGGGTTCGTCTGAAGCGAACATCTGCTGAGCATATGCAACGCTTTCGTCTTCTAATCTCGCGTTAATTTTTTGGCGCATAATTGCGTCGAATGCGTTTGCAAACCGTGTCGGCTGTTGATCTACGGTTGCTCCAATCAGTTCGTCAATGTCCATATAAATTCTCCAAAAAGCTTTTTACTATTTATAATGTATTTATTTTCCTACTAAATCTGGTACTTTCGGAATAGAAGTAGCCTTCGATTTACCGATGGTCGGAGGAGTTTGATCTTGAGTAGGTTCAGTGCCTGCATCTTCAGGTGGTAACTGTTCTCCACTTGGCCCCATTTCTGGTGGAGCATACTGCGGATTATCCATTTCTTCGATAATCTGCTTGTCGATCTCTTCCATATCTTCTTCTGTCTGATAAAGAACGTTACGACGAATCCATTCATGTGAGTAATACTTGCCTGCATAGTCATCGATATCACGTAACATTGAGATACGATCGCGAAGAATTTCTGTGTTCTTTAACTCGGCGAAATGATTATCTTCAGAGTATTCATACTTAAAGTTAGATTTAAATTCGGCCCAATCTTCTGAGGTAATGATACCTTTCAGAATCAATTGTTTCTCAAGAATCTTACTAAAAATTTCTGAGAATCGAGTACGAAGACGTGTAATAAATTTTGCAAACTTGACTTCGTCACGAGTCACTTCAGTGGCTCGGCCAAAGTTGAAAGCTTGTTCAGGATCAAGACGAGAGATCGGAACGTTCAGAGCTTTATAAAGCTTACGTTGAAAGTAAACAATGTCGTCGATCTGTCCAAGGTTTTGTCCACCTGGAAGAGTAGTAATTTCTGTACCCTTACCACCTTCACGACGAGGTAACCAGAAATCTTCGAGCATGGTCATATGTTTCCGATCGTCACGGATTTCTCCGGTACCAGCATCATACACAATCTTATTCTTAAAGCGAGTCATAATATCACGAAGATATTGCTCAGCTTTCATTTTCGGTAGGTTGCCGACATCGATATAAAAGATACGGCGTTCTGGGGCACGTGAGATACGATAGATGACCAATGAGTCTTCCATCGCCTTCAACTGATTGAGTGGCTTAATCGCCTTTTGCAGATAACCAAGAACCATGTCACCTTTGACATTGACAAGGCCAGAAGATACGTTGACAATCGAGTCGACTGCGATCTTAATACCTTGTGTAGTAGGATCTTGATAATTCGGCTGACTCGGAGTTTTACCAAAGCCGTTTTCATTGTAGATATAAAACTCTTCGCCGGCCATCGGAACAATGACGTTTGAATCTTTGGCAATTTTTCTTTTCTTCTGAGTCTTGACTTTACGAAGCTTGCGAGGATCTACATAACGTAGTTCTTGAATTCCTTCTCTCGGCTTCTTCTCATCGATCATCAAGTGATAGAATATTCTGCCGTCGACATACCATTTCCGAAAGATCTCATAGGCGTGTTGATTAAATTCAAGAAGTTCGAGTACAGTTTTAAACTCATCGAGAATAAGTTTCTTGACTTTGTCTGGCTGTTCTAAATCGTCAAGGTTTAAAGATACAACTTCTTTCTTTGGATCAATAACAACTGCTTCGTTGATAATGTCATCGACTGCCAACTCAATGTCAGGATGTTGAGCCATTTCTCTATATGTCGAAACAAGTTCTGATTCGGTTCGAATAGAACCTTCCATATCAACATATTGACCGTAAGCGCCACCTTCTGCAAGAACAAGCGCTCCATCATCATCCTGTTTTGGGGCAAATGATAGAAGCGCTTTTTCTTCTTGCTTTCTTTTAATTTCAAAACCAAATAACTCGGCCATGGGTTCTCCAATTTAAATAACAAAAAAAGTAAAGGGTAATGACTACCCCTTACTTATTAATCACCGCCGGCTTGACCTGTCGTTCCAGTACGACCAACTGACCAATAGTCATATTGGAACGTTACCTGGAACAGTTCGATTTGATCGGTTGTAGACCAATCAAGTTCGATTGGACTGATATTGCTTGGGAAGATTCCGTTAAAATCATAAGTGCGGATCTTCGTGCCATCTTTCCCAAACTGAGTGACTGTGGCCTGTGACTTATATCCAGGACCAATTTCTCTGACGTTACGTTGTAGACGATTGATTCTATTTGACCATTCTTCCATGGCATTACGAATCAAGAAGTCTTCATCGTTAATAATCGTAACTGTCCATTCGGCGAATGTTCTATCACCAGCTAACTTCATTTGACGACCGAAGTAAAACACCGGAATGACTCCAAGATCAGAGCCAGGCAGCTGAGCTGCCTGACACATGAATCTTGTTTTTGCATCCCCTGAGTTGTTCGCAGGATTAAAAATATCCACTTGGAACAGGTTTTGTCTTGCACCGCCAAAAGCTAGTTGGCTTCTCATTTCAGTGATATTAAAAGCCATTTACTTTCCTCCTAGGTTTATTTTATTTATTAGAACTGGCCAGCGATTTCAGTGAATTCGACACCAGATCTGACAGCGACGAAGTTTAGCTGGATGAAGTTGATCGACTTAGCAGGCTTGATGTAGATGTCTCCAACAAAGCGGTTGGTGTCGATTACTTCAGCAGTGTTATTCGTCTCGTCGCAAACCACACGGAAGTCAACGATTCCACGACGACCTTGTACGTCGCGAAGGAATGGCTCAACTAAGTTCACAAACTGTGATCTTGTGAATTCGTCATTGAATTCAAACAGAGTAGAGTTTGAAGCTGTGGCAATGGCCTTCTCAAGAACGATGAACAAGCGACGTACGTTAATACGATCGAATGCGCTAGTACGACCAAGGAGAGTCTTATCTCCGAAAAGTATTGTACCTTGACCAGGGAAAGTGACAATTGGATTGACATCGTTCTTATACAGAAGATCTCTTTCAGTTTTTCCTGGGCTAAATGCTAGCTTGACAAGGTTTTTGATTTGACCGCGAGTAAATCCAGCAGGAGAGAACCAAGGATCTCTGAGGCTATCACTGCGAGCTGTAAGACCAGCAATATCGCCGTTCAAAGGAATGTAACGATATACGTCCGCATACTTGTCATACTGATATTTGTAACCAGAATCGAGGAATGCATATGAAGTACTATGCAAAAGATTTCTAAAGTCTACAACGTTCTGTGCTTGTTCGTTTTCTACGTTAATACCTACAACGTCAGAGTATGCAGGAGAAACGAACACTACACAATCCTTGCGAACTTCTGCAATGTTATCGATCAGATAGTTAGCTAGCTGAACGTCGTTCGTTCCGATTGCCTTCCCTTGAAGAAGTAGAGAAACATCGACTGTGCTTGCGTCTGCAAAGAGATCATAGGCAGAACCAAGAGCTGCCATCGAAACTGTACTTTCTGTAGCACCATCTGCACCGCGAACGAATGACTTCGTATAAGTTGTCGCGTTAGTAGAGTTAGCAACTGTTGACAGCGTGTTAGAAGCTGCACCGTCGCGATCGTTTGTAGCCCAAACCCAACGTGAGAAGTCGTTGATTGCAGTCTTATAATAGTTCGTTGTACCGTCATCTTTCTTGGCATCTGTTGCACGTGAAAGGTTTTGGTAGATTTCAAGAACTTGACCAGGTGTCCCGCTGATCAGACCGTCTTCGTCAACTATAACAACTGAAACTTCATCAGTAATAGTACGACCTGCATTTGTCATTGATGAAGATACGCCGGGGGCAGATTCTACAACGTTGAAGTATTCCCACTGGCGTTTCAGTGAAGTACCGCTAAAGTTGGTCGACTTGTTCCAAGTCGAATCGAAAACGATGTTGAAGAAGATATTTGTACCATCATCGGCTTGTGCACCTTCTGAAACGACTCTCATATTCTGCTTGCCAACCGTTGTATTACCAACTTCGATGTAATCGCCTACAGAAATCTTATCTTTTACTGCTGTGACTGCGAGACGTGCTTGAGCGAGCGTAAGACCAAGATCGGTCGCTGTTTGCTTCGTGAAGTATACGTCTGAGTTAGCTGCGCCATTCGAAATAGCAACTGCAGATCCTCCAGAAGAAAGCGACAGAGAAAACCCAGTAGTATTAGCTGCGCTAATAAAGTACGATGTACCTTCTGATAGACCTTGAATGCTATTCGCAGTCGAAGAAGCTCCCTTTGCATACCATACTGCGTCATTATTCGTAAAGAGTGTATTTGCAGTTGCCAAAGAGATAAAGTTAGCTGATACGCCATTCGATCCAACTGTTCGTGCTGTCGTAGCAGCTGCTACGCGATCTGCGAAATCGTCTCCCGACCATACAAACACGACGTTAGCAGTGTTACTGCCTACGGTGATCGACATCGTAGCACTTGTAAGATCTGCAAGAGCATATGTATTTGCAGTTGTTGAGCCGTAAGTAGTATTAGTTTCGAATGTAACTGATTCAGTAAACTGAGTTGCACTGTCGCACATCGAAACTTTGAGAGAATTGCCGAGCGAACCGGGATAACGAGCTACAAACTCTGTTCCAGCGAAAGTTGCATTTGCTGCACCTTTATTTTCGAATTCTTCAGAGTTTCTTACTACGACGTTCGATGCCACGACTGTCGCTGTGTTACCAGCATAAGCAGATAAAACGCGACTATTAGCAAAGAATGAAAGGAGTGTAGAAGAACTTGTAGTAGCTGCTTTCGAAAGAGCGATAGCTGTGGTGTTTGCAACTGTGACGAAGGTATCATCGGGAATGCCATCGCCTTGTACAAGATCACCGACTGTAAGACCGAGCGCTGCGCCGTTCGAAGCAAGCGAAGTGTCTGAGTCGAGAGTAAAAGTTAAAGTATTTGCAAACCCTGTCGTCGCAGCGGCACGCGAAACATACAGAGCATTTCCATAAGAAAGGAAGTTAGCTGCTGTATAAAACGTTTCGTAGTTATCCGATGTCGGTTTACCGAAGCGGTTTGCGAGTGTATTTTCTGAATCTACAAGAACGAACTTTCCGACTGGTCCCCAACGAAATACTCCACCAAAACCTCCGACCGTAGTCGCAAGTGCTGGAACAGTAGTTGTAAGATCAATTTCGGAAACATTGATTCCTGGGCTGACTTGAAACGCCATTGTTATCTCCCTTTAAAGGTTAGTCATGTAAGTTGCATTTACTTTATTTATAACTTCAATAAATTAGGGTATTTGAGGCAATTGTATATTTAATTTCATATCAAAAATTTCCTTCAAAAAACCCGCGCTTTTGCGCCACCCAAAAATCATTTTTCGGTCCACCATCAAACAATGACTCGTTGACTTCTTCGTCATGGGCGTCATCGCCTGTACTCATTAATCCAAACGGTAGCATTTGTTGTTCGAGCATCTTTTCATTCTGCTCATAAATTTGCATACGAATATCAATATTTGTAATCTCTTTCAGATATGGCTGTGTAGTCAACCAGGCAAAGAGAACACAACACATGGCCATATCATCGTTACCATCTTCAGCTTCGTAAGACTGATTTCCTTTTAAGGTATTCTTGAGTGAGAAACGACTTAACTCATAGATGGTATCATAATCATAGATTAAGAACTTGTCAGCCTCGACGAGAGTCTTGAGTGTGGCACAACCAATTCTCTTGACTTGTTTTGATGTTTTGACTCCGTAATGTGTAGTGGTAGCAAAACCACCTGATAAACTTTGTCCTGTTCTGCCGTTATTGGCAGTCACCAAAACTCCGTCATATTCAAGATCATAGTGCAAAATATCTGCGACTTGTTGTCCAATATCATTTGTTTCCACAAGAACAAGAGCATCATTATATTTGACTGCGGCACCATAGATAATGTTTGGATATATCAATGGAGATATTAGATTGTTTCGAAATGCGGCCACTTGTCGATATGGCATCGTTGATACATTCACGACAATAAAAGCAGAATAGTCGGCTCCAGCTCCTCGAGCAGTATCAACTACAATCGCATAAATTGTATCTTTCTCTGGTTCTTCATAGATCTTGAGTCCACCGTCTGCTTGAGCAATCGGTTGTTTATAAACCATATTACGAAGTTTGGTAGGATGAATCAGAGTGTTCGAAGAACCAAGAAACTCGCACTCGTATTCTTGTCTGAACTGATCTTCAGACGTATTACTGATCGTCTGTTCTCTCCAGGCTTGATCGCGGCCTGGAATCTGTGACCAGTGAACGTCGACTCGAGCATATGCATTACGACCTTCTTCAGACTCTGTCCAAATACGATAGAACATGTTCATACCGTTCGGAGTCGAAGTAATCAGAACCTTCGAACTTTGACCAGATGAAATGGTAGGATAGACCGAAGCAAAGAACTCGTCTTGAATATTGGTCGGAACGAAGGCAAACTCGTCGAGGTATACCATGTTCTGAGAAGTACCACGAATCGCAGAAGATGAAGTAGCAGAAGCAAGGATTTCAGATCCATTCTCGAGCTTAATGTTACCTTTATTCCATTCGGTCACACCCATCTGAAGCCACTTCGGAAGATGCTCGAACATTAACTGAATACGACCAAGGATTTCTCGCGCTTGTCTGTCTTTGTTGGCCAGAATAGCGATCGAGTATTCTTCGTTGAATACGATCTTCCATAATAGATATGCCGCAACAGTCGTCGTCTTACCAACCTGACGTGGCATCTTACAGATGACGAAGCGATTCTCTTCGAAGGCGAGGATCATTTCTTTCTGAAATTCCCAGAGCGGGAACATGATCAGACCCTTATCGATATTGACAATCTTACAATAAGTTAAGATAAAGTAGATCGGATCCTCAGAGCACTTGATATACTCGGCAACCTGCTCTGGAGTATACTCGACCTTTGTGTCGGCTCTTTTTAATCGAGGATTACCTAAGTAATTTTCACTCGCCATCTTTATGTTGCTTTAGATATTTCTGTAACTCGGCAGTTGAACCGACAAAAAGATTGTTTGTCACTTGTTGGGCGGTAGCAGTTGGATCATCTTCCATCAGTTTTTTCTTTTTGACTTGTAAATCGAGAAGATCTTTACTCGCTCCAACCATGGTGTTCATCATTCCAGCAAGCACTTCATATGCTCTTGGGTGTTGGCTTTGTTTCGCCACATCCATCAGTTCGAAGAGAGCTTCTTGCCCTTTATTAATGACTTCCATCATATTCTCGCGAGCAAACTCAAAGTCTGCATTTGCTTGTGTAGTAATTTTCTTTTCAATCACAGCCGGAAGAGTTTCACCTGCAGCGATGTTTAAAAATTTATCAAGTTCATTGCTCATTAGATATTCTCAGTAATTGTATTGATAATACTATAGTTATCTGTACTTATAATATCTTCATATGAAATACTTAAAGCGGTGTTGGTAGTAGGTTCTCCGTTCGCCGTAAGTCCGGGTCTCGAAGCCACGACTATCGTATTTGCGGTATTATCAGTGTTTCCTGTGGCTACATCTTCAGGAAGCCTGAACGTTGTTTCAGCATATTTAATCAGTTTTGATTTCTTTGTAGGACCATATAGATAGCCCTTTAGAGTAAAATTAAGTGTCCATATCAGCGCTCTTCTTTGCTCAAAGCTGCCTTCGTATTGATCTTGAGAAGAGATGCTATTTAAAATAATAGGAATGTCGCGAGCGCTGTCGACTTCAGGAACAAGATTTACACTCACTGTAAAGTCAGGAGTGAAGTAAGGAACGATCTGTTCTACGATTCGTGTGCCATCTTCTGCATTCTTCACTAAGATATTCATCTCAAATTGCATGTCATATGGAACAGGTTGATACTGATACTTGACTTCGTCATCAGTGCCCGCGGTCGCAGATTGCTTCGTCAACTTATTGAGTGTATTTAGTTTACGAGTAGAATCATATTCTAAAGTCGTCATTTCAAAAGAAATACGAGGAAGAATAATGCCAACTTGATTATCGAGTCTCGGACTTTGTTCAAGTCTCGAAAGTATTTTGTCTTTTGGACCGTAAGTCAAAGGAACTTTCAGAGTCTGAAGTACTTCTCCGGTCGAGCTGAGGCGATTGATATAGATGTCGTTAAAGACAGTGCCAAATACGATGATGTATTTTCTTAAACTGTCGTGATTCCATGTTCTTCCAAACATTACAACTTCTCCATGCGACGTTTAGCCCACATCAATTTTGATGTTTCAGAAATCTTTCTTTTTGCTTCTTCATCATGGGGTTTATTATACATTGGATTATTTGATCCTGATTGAGATACACTCATTTTTTCTTTTGTTTTGTTAGAATGCACTTTACCTAACATTCCTATTTTGCCTTCTTTTTGAAGGCGTTTACCATTAATACTTATCTTTTTTCTATAGTCTTTATCCCAACGGTAACTTTTATCCATTTTGGCCATGCCACGTTTAGTATTATTACTTATTTTTTCTTTTGTTTGTTCAGAAAGATTTTTACCTTTATTAGGCGATGGCTTTCCTTTATTAGCTTTAGATATTTTTTCTTTTACTGTTAAGGAAGTATTAGGATTTGATGACCAGTGTTTATCTCCATGTCTTCTTATATTATAATATCTTATCCGCAATTCTTCATCTTTAATAAAGTTTTGCCATTTGGCTTCTTCATCAAACATTTCTTGTTTATTTGTATATACTCTAGTTAATATTCTTCTCTTAAAATCATTAGGCCTTAACTTATAAGCTCGTTTCATCCAAGGAGAACTGCAAATATAACCATCATTTTCTGTGCCCCAATGCGCACCAATATAATATCTTTTGTGTTTACTATCTCTCCAAATATAAACAATCCCGTACTTTTCCATATAATACTCCTTTAAGAGTATTTATAAAAGTGTGTATTTCAAACTTGTCCTTCACTAAACGGATCGACTTGTGTCCAGTCAAGAATACTGTCGCCACCTGTTTCAAACTCCATATTATCTTCGAATGCATCTCCGGCTTGTGTACCAAAATCATAGCTGCCTTGTATAATTGGATTTCCTTCTTGAGTAACCAGAAGTAAATCGTCATTCGTCAAGATTCCAAAGGCATCGAGGCTGAGACTACTTAATTTCTCAATACTATCAATTGCCTGAATGCCAGTATTTAACTGCTCACTGCTATATTCAAACATCTCGCAAACGAGATCATACATCTGAATAGCGCCCATCTGATAGAAGACAGGAGTTTTATTGACGTATTTGACATACATCAAACGATCTGCCATGGCAAGATAAATGAGATCGCCTTCTTGAGGACGATCGATCATTTCTACTGAGCCAATCTCATTCATAAAGTTACGAACGGACACGGTAAATGTAACCTGATCTCTGATTTCAAGACCAAACTTCGACAAGAATTG